AAATGTAAATTTGGCTACCAAATTTATTAGCTTTTGCATAAGTGATTGCTCCCTGTACATTACTTGCTTTCATAAATTTAGTTGCAGCACCAAGAGTGGTACCACCATTTAAAGAACTATACAATGAGTGAACATCTGTATCTTTCTTTCTTGCCATTGCATCACCTAACTGTTTACCAATTATTGTGAATACATTGTTTTGTTGTTCACGAACTAGTTTATCGGTTAAGATAACTTTTGCTCCTACTTCACTTGCAGTAAGATCAACAGTTGTCATTCCGATCTCTTCTTCGTCAACAATGTCTTGACCATCTGTTAAATCAGATACTGTCATTTGCCCTACTTTAGGTACTGTTACCTGTTTAGCTCCTTTTGGCAAAGTAAATTGCTCAATCAAAGCCATAGCAGGGGCATTATGTTCTTCGGTATACCTAGCTGCTGCGATAATTATCTTACTCGCATTTTCTAGATTACCTGTTGTCGCTGTCTGTGCCATTACGACTACTCCTTTTTATAAGGTTTATAAAGTTATCCGAGGCCTGCAGCCCTTCGAGCTGCTGCTTCGGTTTCAGGATTGCGAACTCCTGAATTGTAAAGATCCAATAATCTTTCCTCACTAGAACTAGCATCTGCGGGAGCCGAACTACTGTCAAAGCTTTGTGCAGGCACTTGCTGTTTTTTAAGCCGAGCATTTTCCTCTTTGAGTGCTCTAACTTCTGACTGATGTCTTGCAGCTTGTTCCATTTCTTGAGGGCTGTTGTATTTTAATAATACTTCGGGATCTACATTATACTTTTTACCTATTTGTAAAGAAGCCTTAAATTGTCCTTCTTTGTACTGTAAACTATTTTGATAACTTTGTTCTTGCTGATGCTGTTGAATTCTTTGTTGATAATGTTGTTGTGCCGCAGCAGTCACTTGTTCATTTGTGTAGCCTTGATTAAACAATTGTTGCTTGTAAGCTTCAGTTTCATACAAGATTTGATTCTGTATATTCTGCTGTTCTACTTGCGTTAATCTTTGTTGTGTTTCTTCTAGCTGTTTTTGAACAATAGGATTATCGTCACTAGTTTCAGTAATACTACCCGGGTATTGACTTACTGCTTGGTCAGTAGAAACTTCAGTAGTTTCAGTAGCAGTAGTTTCTTGTGGTTCAGCTACTGCATCTTGGCTTTCCTGTGGCTCTGCTACAGGCTCTGCCTGTGGTTCTGCTACAGGAGCTGAAGACTCTTCTGTGGTTAAGTTTAACTCAGGTTGTGTATTTTCATTTTCATTTATCATAACTCCTCCTTATATAAAAATAACAAAATAAATAAAGTTCGTCAATCCTCAAGCATAAAGAAATATTGTTTGTAAACTTCTGCCAAATCAGGTCTTCCCATAGCAGATAAATAATCTTCTCTTAATTCTTGAGCTTGCATTAATCTAGTATATTCTTTTCCTGTACCTATTCTAGAGATTCTTTCTAAGAAATCTCTAGGTAAAGGTAACCTATCCGTATTTCTCATAATAGCTAATTGCTGTTCTGCAGTTAAAGTTGCCATTAAAGCATCATATTTGTTATCCCATTTTTCCCAATTAATAGTATTAGTATTAGGAACTTTTACTTCAGGATCATCAAATAAAGAATAGTATTGTGCCAAAGCTCTTTTAATAGGATCTTTTTGATTAACATCATGCTCTTCAAATTCTATATCTATTCCCACTTCTTTTCTTTGTCCTCTTCTAAAATCTTTTAACTTGCCATATCTAAACAATAAATCTCTATTACCTTCGGGGCTGTCAGGGTATATAGTCATATAAGCTTTTAAAGAATCGTGAAACTCGTGATCTATTCTTTTTAAGTTTGCATAGTATATAGCAAAGTCACTTGTTCCTCTTTCTAATTGTTCTTTTTGAATTTGTGCTAAATGATCGTTAGTTAATTTTTGTAACAATTCTTTTTGAAAAGGTTCTAGTTTGTCATAATTTGTAGCATAATAATCCCAAGATGCTTCTCTTAATATAGTAGATGCTCCTTGAGGAAATGCTCTTAATCCTACAAACTCTCCTGCACCTCTAGTTACTCTTCCTTTAACTTGAGATTGCCAATCTAATGTACCTGAGTTTTCCATTAAAGCAGACCATATCCATAAAGGAACAGCATTTTGTGCTATTGGTCGTGCAGTATTCTGTAATTTTTCTACACTATTATCTCCTCTATATGCAGGTTCTCCTATAAAATCACTACCTAAAAGAAAGTCTATTCCTTCAGATGGAGCTGCTGCTAGTTGGGCTCTAACCCATTTTAATGTAGGGTTATCTCTATCTATAGCAGTAAAATCTTCCCAATCATCTAGCTCTTCTCCACTTGCTTCTTTCCAAAAATAGTTAGCTGCTTTTGCAGCTATTTTCATGTCTGATAAAATCTTTGACCCTGGCCCCACTTTTTGTCCTTCAACATCAAACAACATAAAGCTTCCTGATGAAGGGTCAAGTAAGTCTTGGATTTTACCTGTCATTTGTTCAGCACTATCTCCTTCTATTAATGACTTCATCATTTGCAAACTCATAACTGTTAGCCCTAAACCTCCGTAAAATCTTACTATACCTTTTCTTGCTTCTTGTCTTGTTAATTTATCTTTACTAAATAATTTTGAATACATACCTGCAATAGCTCTTCTGTATCTTGGTGCTAACAAGAATATTGATTCCCATATTCTTTGTCTAGCAGGTATTCCTTGTTCAGCAGATGATGTGATGCCTCTCATGTAATTAATAAATTCACTTACTTCTTTTACGGAATACGGATCTAAATCAACTGTAAAATTATAGTTATTTCCTAAAGTTTCTCTCAATATAAATAAAGGATTGCTTCTTGGTTCTCCTCCGTGAATTCCTTTTACCATTTGTTCTACATTACTATTTCTTATTATTTTTAAAATTCTATTACTTTGATCTCCGTATAAACTAACTTGTCTTGCCCATTGTTGAAATCTTGGGTCTTGTAATACTGTTATATATTCTGCTAAGTATTCTCTATCTCCATATCCCATTTTTGACAATTCGCTTTTAACAAATGACAAATTAGTTTCATCTGAAATTGCCCCTGATAAAGGTCTAATCAAAGATTCATCTACTATATCTTGAGGAACTGATTGCTTTGCACCATATCCTTTTTCAGAAAAATATCCTCCTCCCCTATCAACTTGTTGCAACTCTCCTCTTACAGGAGTTGCTATTTGTAATCTTTTAATTCTTTTAATTTGAGGATGTAAAGCAACAGCTAACTCATCTCCTGCGGAATCTAAAGCAGCTTCTAAAGCTAATTTAAAAGCCATACCTACACGAGTTCTTCCAATCTTTTTTAATATTCCCGTTTCTTGCAAGGCAGCCGTTGATTCATTAGGAGTAGTTGTGCTCCTGTTTACTAATGGCATATCTCGGTAAATCTTTTTTATTGTGGGATCTTCTAATCTACTTCTTTGATAAGCTTCTACTGCTTCAGGGTTCTGTAATGCTTGGACAAAATACTTTGTCCATACTCTTGTAGTTTTAGCAGCAATCTTAGGTTTGTAGTACCACATTTGTATTAACTGTATTCCAAATACACTACCATCTCCCCCTAATGCTACTATTCTTTGCACTTCATTTAGCTGTCTTAGTTTGTCTACTATCTTAGGAACACTTACAAATTCTTGCATCTTGTCAAAATCTCTTACCATCTTATCTGCTTCTGCTTTTGCAATAGGATCGTCTAAATAAGCAAAAAATTTATTTGCCATAAAAGGACTACCACTAAATGTAAACTCACCTTCTCTTGTATAATTTTTCTTGATTTGTCCCATGTCATTAAATATACTATTTTCGTCATTGATTTCGCTAAACCTTGCTCTTTCTTTGTCTATTCTTTCATACCCGTCTTTAAGAGCAGTTTTTATTTGATCTGTTATAACAAAGTTTTTCTTTTGATATCCGTGATAATTATCTTTATTCCAACTTATTAAAGAATTTTCAATCTCTTGATCCTCGAAAGACAAAGACTCTGTTGGTCTAGCATCAACAGATCTGAATTGATAGTCATCTTCTGTAATCAAATTAGGATTCTTTCTAGTTTTAATATTATTAATAACAGAATCTATTTCAAATCTTTTACCTAGTAATTTATTTAATTCTTTACCCTGTCTATATTCTAAAGTTCCTTTTAATGCCTTTTCAGGTTCAGGGGCAAGTTCCCATCTTTTTTTATCTAAGCTTCCTCCGATTCTAAACATATTTTCAAGTCTTTGGTTAACAGGAATTCTTGCAGTATCTTCTGCCCATGGAGTATTGATAATATATTTTTGTCCTGTAATGTGCAGTCCTATATCTGATGTTGTATATTGATAAGGATTTTCTTTAACAGGCAAAACAATATCTTTATCATGAGGAATATCTTTAAACCATTTTTCTAATTCTTTTATATACTGCATATTAGTCATGTCTTTTTTAAACTCAGGTAATATTTTTAAATTAGGCATATTATCAGGGATAGCCTTTTCTATGTGTGCTTTTAATTTACCTTCTTCCATGTTTTCAGGAAACAATCTATCTAATTCTCTTTGTATATATCCCATTGTTTCTTTAGCTTCAGGATTCCTCATTCTTCTCATTTTAACTTGTTTTTTATCAAGGGTTTTTTGCCCTCTTACCATCTTGTTTTTATCTCCTCCTATATTAGGTCGGGACAACCATCTTATCGGATCATAAGTAGAGTCTTCGTCAATAATTATTTCTGCATTAGGCATTTTTTTCTTTAGTTCCTCAAGATCTTCAAATGCTTTATCTATTCTACTTTTTGCAGGTTTAGATACTTCGCCTTTTGCAGGGTCTTTAAAGAAAGCATTTTCACCAAGAGCCTCATTCCCTGCCCTGTTAGTTGCTGACCATCGTATAGGAATTGCTATGACATTAGGAAGATCTCTTACATCCGCAGCAAGATAATAACCTTCCTCTCCTTTTTTAACATAATTAACATCTAATAACATATTATAACTATTTTTTTGTTGTTCTCTTGTTGCTTTTATTTCGTCATATATTGCTCTTACTTCTTCAGGAGGCTTAATAGGTTGTCCTTTTTTATGCTTTAGCATATCTTCTAACTGTTTAATTCTAACTTCATAGCCTTTTTTTCTTTGTTGTGCTAATTGTTTTAATTCTTGCATAGAATAATCCTGCACATATCGCACTTGTGTAGGCTTAGCTATTCTATTTGTTGGCTCTCCTGTTTTAGGATCTCTTTCATAAGGAATTTGGTTAAACCTTGGTGTCATTTTTTTTGTTTTAGAATCATAATCTAAAGCTTTTAAATCACCTGCTTTATAATCTGTTTTAGTTGAATAAGCAGACTCCACTCCTTTCATTTTAGGACTCATATCTTTGTAAACTAGATTGCCAAATTTATCTACCTTATAAGGCATTTGAGATTCTATATCTATCCCTCTCATTTCTCCTGTAGAAACCCATACAATATCTTTATTGTCATACATGAGAATATATTTTTCAGGATCTTCCAAGTCTATTTTTTCACTATATCTAATTGGTTCTGCAAACGGATAAAAATTATCTTGTGCTACATTATCTCCGATAACAAATATCTTATTGGGATTTGCTCTTATAAAGGATTCTGTAAGCCCTCCGTGCTCTAGTTCAGCTAAAGCAGTTTGTAAATATTCAAATACATCGGGAGATTTTTCTTGCAATTTTGCCATTCCTGTTCCAATTGCATATTGTTTTTTAACAGGATCCCAAGGCATTTTAATTGTTCTTCCTCTAGGAATTCTTTGTATATCCTCGTCAATCATCTGCACTATTTCTTCATACTCCCTACTTCCTTTAGCTGCTCCTTCAAAATAAGCTCCTGCTTTTGTATCAGGTCTCCATTTAGTTCTAATCCCAAAAGCATTATCTTTTTCTCTTTTTTCAGGAGCTCTCATTGGTTTAGCTAATCCGCCCCTACCTGGAAAACTTTTAGGATCATTTGCAGTTGCTACATTATCTCCAAATATCCATAATACATTCTTGTCACTATCTACCTGTTGAGGAGTTATGATCGGGAAATTCTTTCCTACATTATATCTTTCTCCCCTTACTCCTTGCCTAGTAGTTCCGTATCTATCTGTTAAAATTCTTGCCAAAGATTTAGCTTGGCTATTTACAATTCTAGGATCTTTAGCAAATGCACTTTCACTCATCTTAGTATCAATGATTTTTTTACCTTTAGTTTTCTCATTTAACTCTTCTATTAATTTTTCATTTTGTTTAGCCCATTCATCCCACAATTTATCATAAGCACTGTTTAAAGGTTCGTAATTAAAATACATAGTAACAGTTTCATTATCAGTAGGCTTGGGTTCTAGTTGTTTGTAATATTCGGGATATAGTTTTTGTACTTGATCTGATGTTAAATCTTGAGTTACAAGGATTCCGTTTTCTAAATCTTTTTGTACCCAATTATATTCTGTTTGGTCAATCAAAGACGGAGAAACTATTTGTTGTTCAGATATTTCAGAAGGTAGAATTATTCTTGCATAAGGATATACTTCTCCTGCGGCAATGTATCGTCTATGTATTACTTCAGGGCTCATTCCTTTTGTTTGTTTAAATACATTTGAATTTAATACTTGTTGTATTCTTTGCCTTGCTGTTCCTGTACGAGGTTTTGGCTTTTCTAATTTCAAAACATTTAAAGGATCTTTAATATGTGTTTGAAATACTTCTTCTAATACCAATCCTTTATTATCACCTTCTTCAAATCTTGCAGCTAATGCACTAAATTGATGACCAAAATTGTCTTGGTTTCCACTACTTACATCATAAGCAGATTCAATTATTTGTTGTCGTTTTAAAGGAACTTGTTCTAAGACTAACCCTTTTGCTGCTGCTTCTTCAGGAGTAGCTTTTCTTAACTCTTCTATTTGTTCTTTTGTTAATTGGGTTATATCATATTCTTTATTAGGATCTACTTCCAATCTTTTTAAACTTGCTTGTCTATCTTTTGCAAATTCAAATGTTTCAATACCTCTTTCATTTAAAGCTCTTTTGGCAGATCTAGTGCCCGAACCTCCGTCATCAAATGTTAAAGCATGAGTTGGATTATAGTTTTCTATGGCTTGAATATTTCTTCGGGGGCCTGCCATGCTAACTGAAATCATGTGCCATTTATCCATTTCATCTATATTTGGGGTAGGATTTCTTCTAATATCATATTCTTCTCTAGGGTTCCCTTTATAATCAACTCCTTGCCTCATTTTACCTGTCCAATAATAATATCCCTGCCCCCACTCTTCCATTATTTTTTTTCTCATTTGTCCCATTTTTTCTATTTGAACATCAGCAGGATCGGTATCTAACAATCCAAAATGTGTTTTAGCAAATCGTCTTACTCTGTCTTCTGTCCATGTTAAAAGCTTTCCGTTAGACATACCATTTTCTCTTGATATCCTCATTAGTGGTTGTTTTGATGTTTGCCTTGACCAATAATTTATATCATGCCAAGAAGCAACAGTATCTTTTCCTCGTATTCCTTGTTCTCGTTGTTTTAAAGTTTGCCCTCTTTCAATCCCATCAGGTTCAAGAGCTTTAACATCAATTTTATATTTTCTTGCTAATTGTTTTATATAATAATCTGCTCCTGTTGCGTCACCTGTTACTATTAATTTTGGTTTTCCAAACTTTTTAATATAAGCTACCAAAGCTTCATCCATATTTAATTTTTCCCTAGATGTCTGTTGAGGAGTTCTTGACTTTACATATTCTCTTTTAATTTGCAATCGTTGTTCCTGACTATCAGGAGCATAATATTTGTGAAAATTATCTGCTGCTCTTGCGTAATTTCTTCCACCACTTATATACAAAACATTATCTGTTGCAGGTAAGCTTTCTATTTTAATATCTACTATTTTATTTTCGTATTGTTGTTTGCCATAAGATCTGCTAGCTTCTCTTCCCCAAGGTACAGGGTCAACAAAAGTTCTCCACTTTGTTGTTTTTTTATTTCCTTCACTTTCAGACATTTCCCGTAATTTCTTCGGAAGTTCCTCTTGTACATAAGCCTCTCTAGCTTTTGCTACAAGATTCTTATCCCAATGCACATATATTTTATTACTATTAGCAATAGTTTCTTCTAGAAAATCTTTAGTTATTATTCTGTTTCCCCAATCAGGATCTTTAATAGTATCTTTTGTTTTTCCTCTAAATCCTAAATCTTCTAATTGCTTTATGGCTTGATGAGTCATTCTTAATTCATTTTGAAATTGGCTTTCTCCTTTTAACAAAGGATCGGCTATTCCGTTTTTTATACCTATTGCATTATTAATATGTTGAATTTCGTGATATAAAACTAAATCAATAAATTCGCTTTTAGTTTTAACTACATCCATTAACTGCAAAGAGTTAGGACTAAAGACTCCTGTTTCTTGATACTCAGCCCAAAAATCATTTATTCTTGATTCGTTTAAAATAATCTGTCTGTTTAAAGGATCGTACCAAGCAGCAGGTTGTCCTTGGTTAAATGTACCTGTTTTATCTTTTACAATTGCATTATATAAAGGGCTGTCTACTGTTAACCATCTAGCACCAACGGGCCCTCCTTCGGGAGCCCATGGTCTTCCTTCTGTTTGCTCTTTAGCTTTAGGCAATAACTTAGATATTCTTTTTTCAACAGTATCTAATTCTAACTTTGCAGTATCATCAAGTAAGGTATTGTATTCTTTAATTGCTATTTCTGAGCTTTCTAAAAACTGATCTAAAAATTCTTCTTCTAGTTGGTTTCTAGTTTCAATATCCATATTTCTGAAATTGGTTATATCGTTTATAATAGTTTGTTTTTTTAATACGGGCATACGACTAAAGTCTTCTCCAAACAATCTTTGTAGCTGATTAATTCTAACTTGGAAAGTAAAAGCTCTTGGACTTGAAAAACCATAAGCTTGATCCAAGGCATCTTTTATTTTCATAAAAGCAGTAGCTCTTATTTCTTTTGTAGGTTGACCTTTAAACGCAGTTAAAGGTTCCCACTTCCACCAATTACTAGACATTTCTTCAAAAAAACTAAAGGCTACTTCTTTTAATTCATTTGTTCCTGTTGGAATAATAAGTTCTCTTAATGGTTCTAATTCTGCAAACTTATCAATGTTTTCTTGAAGCCACTTTATATCGGCTGATTTAAATGTGTCAAAAGATACTATAGCTCCTGTCTTTTGAGAATTTGCCCATCCTGAAAATCTTTGTAAAACATCTGTCCATTCTTGGTATTCGGTTAGCTTGGTAAGAAGAAAAGGATCATATTGTGTGGCTGCAAGTTTTTCAGTAATCTCAGCTAGTTCGTTATCGATTATTTTTTTAGCTTGAGTTTTGTTAAATTTCTTATCGTAGTTATTTTTATCAGACGAAGTTAGTTGTTCCATTCTTTTGTTTTCATCATAATATTGTGTAAGATTTTCTCTAAAACCTTCGCCTTCAATAATAATATCCTCACCATATTCATCCAAAAATTCTTGGCTAATTCTTTTATTTGTTATTTGTGCTTTCCACAATTGTTGTCTTTGTCTGCCAAATGAGGTGTCTTTAAATACAAACGGAAATTTACTAGGCCTTCCAATTTCTGCAGTACTTTCTCTTTGAAGAAATTTTGCAGCACTATCCATCATAATTCTTTTATATCTATTGCCTGTCCATGCTTGTTTAGTTTCAGCTAAATCTAAAAATTTAAATCCTTCTGATGCTGCTTCTTCGGCAGAGCCAAATATTCTAGGCCCCTCAAATTTATTTGTTTGACCTGAGAGTTCTGTAAAATGAAATCTCCCATCCTGACTTTCGTGCCCAAATCCTATGCTTTTTCTTTCAAGAGTAACAGGATCTACTTCTATCATTGCTCTTGGAATATATCCTCTAACAAACATATCATCCCATTGTTTAGGAGTAATTCCTTCAGGAAGTAAATTGAACAAAGCATCTTTGTTAGGACTCCAAGCATATTTTAAAGTAAGTTCTTCAAAGTTATCTAAAGTAAACTTTTCTTTTAAATCTATTTTGTAACCCATGGCTGTTCCATAATCTTCCATGTATTTTTTGTGTATGTTCCACCTGTTTGCTATATCTTTCATTTCGTCTGTTAGATAGCCTAGCTTTTCAAATATACCCCAATCAGCATTTTTCATTTTGCCTTTTTCTTTAATTTGAGCAAACCCTGTTATAGCTTCTTCTATTCTATGATGAGTCCATCGGGCAGGATTTGTAATAGGATTCTTTTTTCCTTCAGCAGTTTTATTATAATCTTGTACTGCTTTAATAAAATCATCAGTAATAGGGCCCCCTGAATTAGGAACAACAAACCCGTAAGCATCTTGTTTCCCATATACTTTTTCATGATATTCAGTAGAAGCTTTTAAATAATCTGCATCTGCTCTTACTGATCGGTCTATTTTCCCCCATAATTGTTTTAGTGTAACAAGAAACTGTTCGGGTAAATTTCTTGCTGCTGCACTTGGAGTTAGATAAGATTGTACTCTATTAAAAGCTTCTTGAAATACTTGAGGACTTCCTGCGACCATCCTTCCCCAAAGGGATTCACTAAAATCAGCATAGTCTTGTGCCGTCATTTTAACTCCTCCTTCAATAGAATGATCTTTAGTTTTTGATTCAATTTTTTGTATACTGTCTTCTTTAAGTTCAGGGTCTATATATTGCCCATTTTTATCTAATTGAAGTTTTTGAGTAATAAGTTTTTCAGGAGTATCAAGAATATCAACTGTATAAATATCGTGTATTGTAGCTTTGTTCGGAAGAGATAAATTATCATTAACAAGTTTAAGTTCCTCTTCAGGAGTTAATCGTACATCAGGAACATTTTTGTTTTTTACTAACCCTTGTTTAAAAGCACGAGCTGCTGCCTGTCCTCCAAGAGCTGCAATTACTCCACCTGCCAAGCCTGCGGCAGTTGTTCCAATTGCTCCTCCTACAGTTCCAAAAGCTTCAGCCATAGGTTCTGCAGTTTGTTCAAAGCCAAACTGTGCTCCTGCTATTAAAGCTAATTCTTTACCTGTTCTTGGTACTATGTTTTGTCGTGAAGTTTTAACTGCACCAAAAGTTGTGCCTCTTGTTGCTGCTGCTTTAGTTATTGTTGCTATTTCATTTGGAGTTCCCATGTATACAGGTTCAACCAAATTTGCAGTTGCTCTTCCTGTCCAATTCAAAGGTTTTTGTGCTAACTTAGGAACTCCGCTTTTTGCCAACTGTCCAACAGTAGTAGCTCCTCTTATTCCCGCACCTGCTGCAGCACCCCATCCTAATGTTCCGATAGTAAATGCTATTTCAGCAGGAGATGTCATACGAGTTATAAATCTTCCTACTGATCCTAAGGGGCCTGGCAAAAAATCTGCTGCTGACTCAGGAACTAAAGGTGTTATTGCCCAACTACCCAAAGCACCTAAAGCACTTTGTTGTTTAGGTTGTGTAACCAAAGCTTGCGACATTGGAGGGGGAGGTGGTAATGTAGGCGGAGCAGGAGGAGGTAATGTTAATTGTTGTTGAGGAGATGCTTGTTGCACCAAATTAGGATCAGCCTGTGGCTTTGGTAAAGTTTCAGGCTGAACAGGTATATATTGACTAGTATCAAAAGGATTCCATTGCATTAATAATATATCATCCTTGTTCTAGGGTTAAAATCTCCACTATATAAACCTTTTTGCATAGGAGTTAATCTTGAATATCTTTCTGTAAACGGATCGTTTTCAAGATAATCTCTAAATCTCATGCTAGGAACTTGCCCTGCTCTTGCTTGTGTTCCAAGCTGAGCAAGATAATCATTATAAACATCTTGAAAAGAAGATTGATAAAATCTTCTTCTAGATGGATCTGTCACTCCTGTACTTCTTTGTTGCCATTGTTGAGCAAAAGGCGAACTTAAATAAGTAGCACGAGGTTGCTGTTCTAAAAATTCATTTGATATATAACTTTGAAAAGGATTTGTTGCCATTGTTACCTCACTAATGATGGGTTTAAGTAAGGATATAATTGTTGTCCAAATGCAGCTCCTTGATTTGTAGTAAGCATTTTGTCTAATATACCTTGAGTTTGTAACAATCCTCCTCCTAATGGTATTGGTGGAGACCCTAGTCCAATTCCTTCACTAGGAGTAAACGGAGCCATATTAAATCCTTTTATTAATTGTTGTTGTGGAATTATAGTATTTGTTGAATAATCTACAGGAATATAAGTAGGAGGAGAAGCATTTGCTAAAGTAAGTGCTTTATCTGCTATCATTTGAGGATCGTATCCTGCACTTATACCAATCTTTTGTTGAGTCTGATCTGCTATCATTTGAGGATCATATCCTGCACTTATACCAATCTTAGGAAAATAACTTCCTGTTAAAAAGTTATAATAATTTTTATCTACTTGATTTCCTAATGTTAGTGGAAGATAATTAGCTATTGTACCTTGTATTCTAGTAGGAGATCCTAGTCCAATACCTTCATTAAGGCTTTGTGTAGGATCTACATTAACTAATGATCGGTATCCTCCTTGATTTAACCATCTAAGATAATCTTCATTTACCATTTTATAATCTGGTATATTAACTCCTGCTCCTTGTGGATTCTCTCCCTGCATATAACTACTTCCTTCGGTTGCTGCTGCAATTGCAGGTACTCCTAAGGAAGGGATAATTCCTTTGGGATCCATAAATCCACTTTTCTTCATTAGTCTTGCTTCTTCCCCACCTACTACTCTGTTTTGCATATTCCCTTCACTATCTACCCAAGTCTGTACTTTCTTTTGAATACCTTCAGGATCAACTCCTAATCTGTCCCATCCTATTATTTTATTTTCATCATAAGGATCATATCTTGGAACTAATCCTGCTGCTGCAGGGTCATCTACAACTGCTCTTTGTTCCCAATATTGAGCATCTCTTCCTTCTTTAGGAATTACATTTCCTGTATTAGATAAAACATAATCGGGATAAGAGGCAGGGCTTTTAGCATATTGCTCTGCAGTTGGAGCTGCAGGTGCTATGCTTTTAAAAACTTCAGCATTGTATGTTTGTATATCGTCAGGAGTTTGTTGTGCTTGTGGCGGAGCTGTTGATGCTGCAGCCACAGTTACTTGTTCACTTGTATTTGTAGTAGGAGATGGTGGTTGAGGAGGCAAATCCATAGGCGATGCCATAGGTGCCCTCATTGTATTTGTTGACATCGGTGGCATAGGTGGAGTTCCTCCTTGAGGAGTCGGAGTAAAAGCAAGTGGATCAGTTGTTTGATAAGGACTAAATCTACTTAATGCTTGTCCTCCAAATAAATCTAATGGATTTGTAGCTAAGGTTTCTTGATATTGTCTAGCAAGACCTGCTCTAGCTGCTCCTCTTACTGCTTCGGGTAAATAATCTGTTAAGCTTTGTCTTAAAGCAAGTTCTTGTTGAACTCCTGCTAATGGATTACCTTGGCTTCCTTGAATATAATTATAAAATATAGATTGTTCATTATCAGATAAAGCAGAAGGTAATAATCCTGAACTTATTTTTCCTTTTACAGATTCTATTGCATCTAATCCTGAACCAAGTAATCCTCTTACATCAGGATTACTTTGCATAAATTGTTGAAATCCTATAGTTCCTGTTTGTCCTGCTAATGCTTGTGGATCTGCTTGAACTACTCCTAATAACTGAGCCATATCATAAGCTTGTTTATATTTAGGAATAACATCTTGGTATACATCTCCTATTAAAGGAATACCTGCACTTGGCAAAGCATAAGGCAATGCTCCTGCATAATCATAAGTAGGTAATCCTGCCCATTGCAAAGATTGCAAATCAGGATTCATTCCTAATGCACCTGCTCCCATAGCTCCTACATTTGGCATTCCCGATCCTGCCATTCCTTGCATTTGTGCTTGTTTTTGAGCTTGAGCTTCTTTTACTGTCATATCTAAAGGAAATTGTTGTGGAAACATTTTTTTAGCTTGAGCTAATGATTCTTGTTGAAATGCTAAGGCTTCCTCTTCTGAGTAACCTTGTTCTTTTAATTCTTCTACAGTTTGAGGAGCCCAAGCTCCACCCATAGTACCTACGGGGCCCGCTTGTCTTGTAACATTTCCTGTTGCATCTTTAACATCTTGACTATAATACTTAGGTCTTAAATCACTTGGTGTAACAGTAGCAAAGTCATCCCATTCTCCTGAAAGAGGTGTGTCTGCTAAAGATCCCACATTTGCATCAACATAAGGAGTACCTTGTCTTACTCTCTCTTCTGCCTCTGCTTCTGTAAAACCTAGTTCCATCCAATCTTCTACAGTAGTTGCTGCTGTAGGAGTAATTTTCCGACCTATTCTTGCTTGTTGTGGAGTTTGAGGAGCACGGGGAAGTTGTGAAGCATCAAGTACTTGCCCTGTTTTTGTTGTAATTTGTGGATTAAATATTTGTTTTCTAGCTTTATATTCTTTTACTGCATCAGGGTTAGCCATAATATCCATGCTAAGTAACACATCAGATTTGTTTTGTTGTTCAGGTTCTCCTATATTAATATCTGTTAATTGCCATTTTCCGTTTTGCATTTTAAAAACAGGAATTTGATTTTCAGTAATATTACTAAGTTGTGCTTCGTTCCATACTTCAACTCGATCTCCTGTAAGAACACTACCTTTAACCCCTTTAGGTTTATTAAATAAATTAAAAGTATCAACGCCGTACACATCACTTTTCATGTACTTTTCAAATCCTTCAGTTAATAATCCTGAATTCAATAATTCTTTTCTTATACCATCAAGTTGATTATAGACCCCTGCATATTGGCTACCACTATAATCTCCTTCAAGACCAATAGGAATAACTCTTTCATTTAAATCTCTTAAACCTGAATCAATAATAGTTATTTGTGGATCTGCCATAATTAAACTCCTGTGGGGCCGAATTGTCGTAATAAATCAGCTCTTGTTTCAGGACTTTGTGCCCCTGGCCTTGGTGTTCCTTCAGGAACAAACCCTCCTGCTTGAGGAGTAGGTGCGGGAGGAGGTGCTCCCGTCATAGCATTAGGCATAACCCTTGGGTCTGCTGTTGGGGGGCCTCCCATTCCTTGTTGAGCTTGTTGTGGCATAGCCACTTGTTGTAGTTGTTGCATTGATTGTATTTGCATCTGCAACTTTTGATTAATAATAGTTGTTAATTCTCCGAAATATAATTGAGCTAGATCAGGTCTACCTCTTTCTTCGGCTGATTTCATTAATGTATAAAGCTGTGCTTCGGGTAAAGCTTTTTCAGCCAACTGTTCATTAATAGCATCATCAATTTGATCTGTATCTTGTAGTCCAAGAATCTTATCTCTAATAAATATATCAGGCAACAAAGGTGCTTCTCCTTCTCTTGCTATTTGAGCCATGCTCATCTTTGTCATATCGTCTTGAGGAAGTTGTCCTACAAATGTTATCTCCATATCTCCCGCATCTTTAATAGCTGTAGGAGTAATTTTTTGAGAAAAATATTGTCTGTTCATATCTTGTCCTGAAAGTTCCATAACATTAAACGATTCAGTTAGATATTGATCTGTTAAGAGCATACATATAGTTGTGTAAGCATTTTCAAGAGATTCTATTCTAGGAGAGATTACAGAATCAATACCTTGTCTAAGGGTATTGATTGCAAATCCTGATAATTGAAATTGTATATCTCCATAAAGTGTATGAGGAATAGATCCTCTTTGGGTTTCTCCCGACACTAGTCCCATGAAAGCCCCTGTTTCTTTAGCTACTTCCATCATGCCTAGTGGCTCTACATCTTCTCCCTGTGCAAGAGATATTTCAGTTCCTTCTTTATAAGGGTCTTCATCTAATGTCTTCATTCCATCTCTTGATTTTATTTTTAATCCTTGTCGTCTTGCTCTAGCTGTTAGCTCTAACATAATAGACATCATTTGATTATTTTTTTCATAATTTTCTCTATTATGTTTAAATATACTTTCGCCATAATCAGCAATAGTGTCATCAATAGGAGTCATATCATTAAGTGCCTGTATCATAGGAGCTGACCCTACAGGCCCCAAAAATACAGGCACCCTATTTGCTCCGTGTGGTGTAGGTTTTTTAGCTACTCTTCCATTAGAAAGAACAACTGTATTCATTTCTTTATCGTAATAATCATATACATCTATCCAATCTTCGTCATCGTACTGTTCGTTTCTTGGAAGTTTAATGTTATATTGACTTTCTACTAGTTCTTTAGATTTTTTAATTTTATAACAAGCCCAATCAAGCCCGTCTGCTCCTCCACTCCAATAAGTGTGCATTGGATCCCAAGGAGTTATATCTACATAAGTCTTTTCATTGTCATCTTTAACAAGTAATGCTCTGCCTGCATACCATCCTCTCATACATATATACCAACCTAGTTGGTTTTTAATTGAAGGCATAGATGCTTTTTTAATTCTTTCATCAGCACTTCTTAATGCACCAAGAAAAAATCTTTCTTTCATATTATTTGATTTTCTAATGTCTTCTTTTTCAGAAACATTAGGAATTCTAGCTACCATTTCAGATCCAACAACAAAAGATATTATCTTATCGGCATAGGTTGAGGGTTCATTTGATGTATATGATTGATATCCATCACCCGCATCATAGGGATCTAGTCTATAAAGAGAGTAATCTTTGTCCATTCTATTACGAAGTGGCTCTGTTGCTTCGTAATGACTCTCTACTTTATCTATAATTCTTTCAGGTTTATAACTAGCTTTTGCCATTACCATCTCCTTACACGGATTGATGTTCTATTTTCTATATGTGCGTAACCAAAATGATTAATTAAACCATAAATTACGGCTTTGACACCATGATTATACTTATCTTCGGGCTGATTGCCAACTATATTTCCATCACGATCTGTTTTCCATTTGTAAACAAGTGTCTGTCCATTAAACGGATTAGGTGCTGCTCCAAATTCTGACAATATTCCCTTACATTGTGGGTTAATTATTAGTCTTGGCTCTCCATTAGGAGCAAGTTTTAACATAGATTTTAACTTTTCTGTACCATCATTAATCTTAACTTTCTCAGAATCAAGAAATAATCCTGTTTCATTTAACCAAACTTCTGCAGGAGCTGCCATAGCCTGATGCTGATACCCTGCTACATCAATTACTCCGAACTGTACATCATTCCACCACTCTCTATTCTGACAAATATTAATCATTTCTTCTGTAATGAGGGATTTTTCGTAAACCTCGTCGATAATCCTAACTTGGTCATTGACGATCTGTATCGCTTCGATAGCATAGCCGCCTGCATACCCCGGGTCGATCCACAAGTGTACGGGTTCGCTTGGAATATACTTAGCTTCTTCCGATATATGTCTGTCACTTCGGAATTCTTGGAAGACGATTCCCGTAGGTGGCGAAGGAATACCTTCAATCCTTTCCATAAAGAAATCATCACTAGCCTCATTTTTAAGTTTTTGTATTTCAGGATCATTTTTGCCTCCCGGGTATAAATGTTTATTTGTATAAGAGGGCAGGGAAAAAGATTTTTCGTCTTTATCTCCATACTTCCATGATTGAAATAACGAAGGGTACCAACCAAGGCTACCTTCAAATGTTCCTGCTAGAAACATCCATGCTCCTTTAGGTGCACATCTACCTCTTATTCTGTAATAACTTTCTAAGTCTAGCTGACTAGCCTCACAACCAATAATTCCATCGGGTGCTCTCATAGCTAGGGTACGAGGGTCTTTTGCTGACTTGGTTTCTATCACAGTACCATCGGCAAGTTCTATTCTGCCAGGATCTACTCTTTTAGATGCCTTCTTTAAAAGATTTAGCTTACCAAAATCTTCTATTAAGTATTCAAATTCAGCTCTAGTTCTACCATAGTCGGCAGCAACTAACCAATACAGGCCTTTTTCTTCTGTTTCAAAAATCTTTCTAAGCAGAAATTTACTAGCTATCATGCTTTTTCCTGCTTGTTCTCCACCTGCTACTAGTGTAAATCTTTTATCTGAGTCTAAGATTTGCCTTTGTTCGTCGGTAGGTTCAAAGCCTACCTTCTCATAAAGGAAATCTGTTAACTCATTTGCTGTCTGAGTCATTAATTATGTCCTCTGCTTCCTTAACTACCTTAGGTTTTTTAGCCTTTTTGCCCTTTGCCATCCTTCTAAACTCTGAAATAAGCTGTCTAGAATCCTCACCTGCATTTTCTTGCTGTCTATATCTTTCAGGTAAGTGGGCATTTAGCATGGTTATTAATAAAACAGGCTTCCCATAATCACCTTTTTCTATCATTTTATCTATCAAAGTAAAAGCTTTACTCTCTAAACTTTCTCCAATTGCTAGTTTTGCATCATCAAATTCCTGCTTAAAGTCAGGATCATCTCTAAACCAATTATAAAGTGTCTTCCTGTGAATAGGTAATCCACTTATTGCCGTGGAAACTGTCTTCGTTTTATCGTATTCTTTTAAAAAATGAGCCTTTATTTGGGCTTTTTCTTTATCATTAAATGCCATTGACCTGCCCTCCTACTTACAATATAATAATATTGTTGGCTTTCATAGTCAACCTTTCTCTCGTGATAGGGGGGAGCAAATAAATATTCACATATAATTATCTATTCTAAACAATTCCCCCTATCCGTCCATTTTTCAAGCTTTCCTTGTATTGACACCCTTTGCAATATAGCTATATAATGCTATAGCGAGAGAAGAATACCATAATTAGCTTTGCTCTCCCCGTAAGAGGGAGAGCAATTAGCTATATAGTAGCTACAGCCATCGCAAGTCCCTTTTGCAAAAAAAATTTTGTCACAGGTATGTATACATAAAAGGGAGAAAACACAAGCTATACCCCAAAGCTATCAGCGAACAACCATTGCAGAAGAATAACATAGCTATCATTTAAATTTTTTGTTGCAAAAATCGGAGATTTTCGCTAGAGCCCGACGGAGCGGGCTGATTAGTTCAATTTTATCTTTTCTCTTTTGCTTTTTTATGTGTAACTTTTGTGCATTTTTATGAGCAAAAGAGAAAAGATGTTTAGTGGGCTGTATTCTTTATAAATATAACTTAAAGGAGTTAATCATGGATACAATCAATTATCAACTTTGCCAATCATGCAACACATTCATAGGCGATCATTTTGGGTTTGATGAAACAAACAAGGAAATATGTTGTGGTGGTACTTGTCCCGCGTTACATGCATATAAGTGCGAAGACTGTCAAACTCTAGATCAGCTTAAAAGAGCTCAAGTGACTTTAATGCAAGACATCATTAACAATAAAATTGAAACCCGTTTACAATACAATAAAGATTTAGGAGAAATAAAATGGTAAACAAAATCTTACTAGACAAAATCAGTTGGGAAGATTGCCAATCCCCCGACCATACATACGACTCAGGATATAGAAACTATGATTGTGAGTCTTGTGAAGAAATAATACAACACAATAACTGTTGTTACGAATTCTTCATACCAATTTATAAAATAAACCATAAAGGAGAATAATTATGGATATCAAATACATTAAACTACCACCCGCAGAATATCAATCTAGCAAGGATCCAAACGATCAAGCACTATCGGACTTCCTGTATGAAAATAACATGAGTCTGACTGAAATGAAAGCTTTAGATCCTGTGATAGAACATGAGTGGCTATCAGCAGAATACATACAAGCAGAAAATGATTTACTAGATCATGGAATGCTGAATTGTGTGACTTGTGGATCAGTTATCGGAAATTATGATGAGAATTGCTCAGATGAAGACGATAACCTACTCCACCCACTACACAAAATACAATACATTAGATACATAGGAGAATAATATGAAAAGCATAATCAAAGAACATTGTAGATGTCAAGAATTGCAAGAAAGAACTAATGATGTAGATATCATCTGTGAGTCTTGCAAAATAACAAAGAATAGCTAGGTAAGGTATCGGTACCTCAAGGGCACCGATCCCTTACAGAAGTTAGTAACTTCAGTTTTTACAAATAATAGCTTAATAGGAGAGTTATGGCTATAAATAATTATAATACACAGTTTAAAAATTACAGTATGTACGAAGGGCAGAACTATAAACATCATACCCTTAAGAAACCATTGGCAAGTCCATGGAATCTAAAGTACGACTTAAAAGACAAACAAGGAAATGTGATCATGAGAAAAGGAGATAAATTGAGATACATATTTGTATTCAATGAGATTGACTTCATGCACGACCCTGACAATTATTCTAAGTGGGCGAGATCAAATCCAACTATAGCTTTAGGAACTAAAGAATATACTTGGGAAGATGATATAAAACCCACTAACGATAGAATACAAAATCTTCAGAATATGTTAGCTAGTGAAGACTCAAAGTCAGCTAGTGAAGATATCCAAGAAGAATTAGATGAACTAAAGTCTAGAAAATGGGCTATGAAAGCATCTAATCAAGGGATATATGAGAATGTAGTTGAAGAAAGTCAGATACATAATCACGAAGATCACATATCAGTGGGTCAAATTGACTACAATAAAGATACTGAGATATACGAAAATCAAAAAGAATCAGTACGAGAAAAAGTTGATAGACAAACAGCTAATAGAAAGAAATAACTCCTTTGAGTGCGGGTGTGTCTTCGGGCACACTCGCATAAAAAATTTTTTATGCGAGTGTGCTTTGGGAAGGTCACGATGATATTCAGAGTGGCTGTAATTTTAAAAACTTCAAATTTAGGAGAGAAATGGATAACTTAGAAGGGAAAATAGAATTCGATGTAGAACTAGACATAGCAGAACAACAAATGCGAAAAGATCTAGACATCAGTAAAGAAAAATTTGACAATTCAATCAGAGATTTAGTCTATGACATAACAGATTACTTCGACAAAAGCGAAGACAGTAGCTTGTATCCTAATGTTATAGAAGAATTAGTACATCAATGGTATAAATCAGATCCAATAAAAGCACAAGTATGGGTAGAAGAAAACCATGAACAAGCTAAAAAGTTTCACTTAAATCAAATGAAGTTAAACTTATGAGTAAATGTGAATGCAGAAAAGAATCATGGCAAGATGATTTTGCCTGTGATTATTGCGAAGATCAAATAGAAAAAGACAAAATTAATTTTGAATTAGGAAAATAAATGAGTAAAACATTTAAAGAATGGCGAGAGTCAATGATAAAAGAATATCCTATATGTAGGAAATGTGGAAAAAAAACCACGAACAAAGATCAATCAATGATTATCTTAGGTACAGAAAATAAGCCTAAGGTAATGTTACCTCAATGGTATACAGAGCATAAAAAATGTTTATAAATAAATGGTACCA